GCTTTCGGGCGGTTTTCTGTTTTCCGGCCGACCCCACCCCCCCCGGCGTCAGACCAGGCCCTTCCGCCCCTGCTCGGCCCGCGTCTTCCGCCCGTGGCAGGCCTCGCAGAGCGTTTGCAGGTTGCCAGCCGCGTCCGTCCCGCCGTCCTCGAGGGGGACGATATGGTCGACGTGGGCCTTCCTGCCGTAGACGACCCGCTGGCAGTCCTGGCACCGGTAGGCGTCGCGGATCAGGATCCGCTCCCGCTTCGCCCGCCAGTCGGCGGAAACGTAGTGGGCCCGCTCCTTCGTGTGCGTGTGCCGCATCCGCGGCGGCCGCCAGCGTTCGACGCGGTCGGGCATGGCTCGCCGATCACTGGTCCGGGAACGATGCGTCGGGAGGCGTGAACGCCGACGTGTATCGCGCTGCCTTCGTGATCCTGAGCTCGTCGATGTAGCAGTCCGCACCGCGCGTCGCAGGGTCGTACCATCCAGCGCCAATAATGAGCGGCGTTCCGGCAGTGCTTGCTATATCAAGTGAAGCGAACGAGGCTAATGACCCGTTGATAAAGAGGCGGGCAGTACCACTTTCGCAAGTCACGGCGACGTGAGACCATTGGCCGGTCGGCAATGATCCAGAAAGCACCAAGTCGATAGTCCCAGACGGGTCTCCTTGGCTTGCGAAGAACGCTAAATTTTCGCCGCTTGGCTCCAGAGACCAACAGTTCTCGACAGTCTCGGCCGTTCCCTGGCTTACAAGAGCGGCAGCCGACGCCAGCGCGTTCGGATACGTCCAGAATTCAATACAAAAGTCGGTCCCGCTTAGATCGAGCGCCGGATCGTCTGCGACCGAAAGGTAACCGCTGCCGTCAAAAGACGCCGCAGCCCCGCCGAACTTGCTCTCGGCAGTGCTAACCTCTGCCGTTCCATTCGCCGTAACTGTCAAAGCGTTTCCCGAAGAGTCGGCAAAAGACGTGCTTCCGTTCGTGCCGTTCATGTGCAGCAGCAGCGACACGTCGGCGAACAAAGGGTCGGACGCGGACGGCGGCGTCCGCCGGAGTTGCTTCCGCAGGAGCGACAAAATCCGGAGGTTCCGGGGCGGCCCGCGGCGCGGTGGCGGTACTCGTGGCATGGTCAGAGTGTCCCCGCGTCGTCGTCACCGGCGAAGTTCACCGGCCGCCAGGCCGGGTTCCACCGCTCGCGGAGCGTCTCGTCGTCCCAGGTCTCGCGGAGGGCCGCGGCGCGGGCGTAGATCTCCTCGATCGGGAGGTCCTCGAACTGGTTCGGCCCGCCTCCTCGGCCGCGTCCCACGCGAACGTCGGCGAGCTGGTCGGCCATCCGGGTCCGCAGCCGCGAGTAGGAGACGCCCGCGGCGGCGGCCGCCTGGGCCTGCGTGGAGCCTCCTGCCAGGAGCCGGCGGACGAGCATCTCCTGGCGTCGCGTCAGCAGTTGCCGCCCGTCGCCGGCCACGTCAGAGCCTCCAGATCGTGACCTTCGTCACGGGGGCCTCGCCGGGCCCGGCGTACCGTTTGACGACGCGGCCGTCGACGACGAGCTCGTCGTCCAGCCAGATCGCCCCCGAGTCGGTGATCGCGTCACAGACGCCCTTGCCCAGGTTGTCCCAGTCGCACTTTGGCGGGATCGCCGGGGCTCCCTTGGCGAGCCGGCCGCCCTTCGTGACGTGGGACGGCGGCCGGCCGAAGACGCACTCGATCGCCAGCCCGACGGGACCGTCGATCCTGGTCGCGCCCCGGCCGGCGATCTTCGCGGCCAGGACGACCGCCTGCCGATAGGCGTGGATCGGGTGGTGGGCCGGCGTGTACGCCCTGCCTCGGCCGCCCCAGGTCGAGATCCTGGGCCGGGGCTGGGGCACCGGCTGGCCCGGTACGGTGAAGGTGATCGTCGCGTCCATGCGACCATCGACCGTACGGCAGGCCTGCTACCAGTCCAGCGTCATTGGACGCCCTGGAGGGCGTTGGCGTGGGCGTCGATCTCGGCCCAGTCGAGGTCCGACCAGTAGGCCACGGCGACGGCCGGGACCCGGTACGTCTCGGCGACCAGGTCGCGGAGGTCCTCGAGGTGCCCCGTCCGGCGAGCCGTCAGGCCGTTCGCCCAGGCGGCCCGGACGAACACTGTCCCGCCGTACTGGTCGGCCCAGAGCTTCTCCGGGATGTCCTGGTAGTCGTCGCCGCGGAACGCGACGGCGGCCATCTCGGCGAGGTCCTGGCGGTCGATGTCGATCATGGCGGCTCCCGGTGGCATTGTCCGGGGCCGCGCCGCCGGGGCGAAGTTGGCGGGCTGAGACGCTTCGCCGTCTTTCGCGGCGACTTCATCGCCTAGCGGCCGTGAAACGAACGTCCGCGCCGTGTTAGGCGGCGAAGATGCCGTCGAACACTGGTTCTATTGCTCAACTCCAGCCGCCCGTAGGCTCTGCCGTGTTTCGGGCGGCCTCGAACACGGCGCAGGCGTGATCGGGTACGCCAAATCGTGTCGGCTTCGACTCGTCTCCGGGTGCTCGATCTTGAACAGGTGCCACCATCGCCGCTTCACGCCCACCGGCAGGAACGACGAAGGATTGCACGCCACGCACAGATCAACGTACTCCCAATACATCCTGCGTCGAGTCTCGGCGTCGGCGTTTGGCGGCAGAGGCTTGATCGGTGGAATGTATGGCATGTTGTTCTCTCCTGACTGTTCGCAATAGAACCAGCGGATGAAGCGGACGGCGGAGCCGCCGCTTACCCCGCGCTCCGCTCCCGCCTTGGCAGGCAGTCGCCGCGCCGCCACTTCAGGACCTTCGCCATCGTCGCCTCGGGCCGCTCGGCCGCCCTCGCCTCCAGATGCCGCTCGCGGATCTCGGCCGCGCGTGGCGCGACCCACGGGGCCAGGTCGAGCGACGACGAGCTGGCCTCGTCCTCCTCGGGGCTCGCCTCGTTCCACTTCGGGTCGTAGGTCATGCCGCGCCCTCCTGGCGGATCTTGGCGGCGAGGGCCCGCTTCGTCCGCTCGAAGGCCTCGGCGTCGGCCCCGGTGAACCCTTGGGCCGGCGGACGGTCCTCCAGGCCACGGTAGCCGCCCGCCGGCCTCTGCTCGCGGGCGTTGTCGAACTGGCCTCCGAGGACCTTGTCGACGAACCCCGGGGCCACGAGCTGCGGGAGCGTCACCGGGTCGCGGAAGTACCGGCACCGGGGCAGGGCCTCGATCGCGGCCAGGGCCTTCCCGAACCAGCCCGGCTCGGCCAGGCGGTCGGCGACCTTCTCGGGCGGGTCCGGGAGCTTCCAGGGCCGCCCCGTGCCGGCCGCCCAGGCCTTCCGGAGCGTCTCCCAGCCGGCGGGCCCGTCCGGGGCCTCCTGCGGGGCCTGGTCCGGGTCCTCGGCGAGCGCAGCGACACCGGGGGAGGAAGAAGAATTTCTATCTCTTCTCTCTCCTCTCTCTCTGGCGCGCTGCGCCCCGCGTGGGGGCGCGTCGCGCCCCGAGCGGGGGCGCGTAGCGCCCCCGACCTTGTCGACCTGGTGGCGGACGGTCGCCAGGGACCGGGATTTTGCGGCTTTTGAGAACCTGGAGTCCCATCCGGGGATACCAATGGTCCCGTTCTCCGCGTCGATCACCAGCCAGCCGACCGCCTCGACCTCCCGCCAGAACTCCTCGTCGCCCCCGCAGAGCCTCGCCAGGAGCCGGACCGACATCCGGGCCGTGCCGTCGGCGCTGTTGAGGGCGGCCCAGCCCCAGAGCATCAGGAGCCGGCCGACGACCTGGTCCGGCGGCAGGCCGGTCCGGTCGACGAGCTCGAGGACCTCGGGCTTCTGTGGGAGACATACGTCGTAGGGGATCCATTCACCGGCCACGGGGGCCTCCTTTCCTTCCTGCGTTCTTGATCGCCCGGCGGAGCGACTCCTCGCGGTGCCGCCGGGCCTGGTCCGGGTGACGGGCCAGGAAGGCCCGGATTCGTTCGATGATTTTTTCGATCATGTCGCCTCCCTCCAGACAGAAACGCTCCAGCCAGCGCGAGACATCTCATCCCAGCGCATCACGAAAAACTCCGCGTTCGGTGCCCGCCTGGTCGTACCGATCCCGCTCCTCCAACACTCCAGCACGGCCCGCGTGTCGCATACGCCGACGCTCAATAGAGAATCGCTTTTCGGTGTCGTGTAGGCCTGGACGAACCACTTCGGGTAGACGCGGCCGTCCGATTCGTTGACGGCTTGCCAGAGCTTCTGCGCCTCGGTTCTTGTGCAGTTGTCCCTCGCGACCCGGAGCGTAAATGTCGACCAGTCTCGACCGGATGGCTGGACGCGGCTCGCGATGCCGTACATCCCGACTCCGTTTCTGTACTGCCAAGCGTCGATCCCGCTGGTGGTGTCAAAGAGCGTCCGGAGGCGGTTGTCCTGGTTGTCCTCCATGCTGAGAAGTTCGCCTCCGCCGATCAGCTCGCGCACGACAGGCCAGACCAAGGCCTGAAACGCCACGTTCGACCGCCTCATGTCTCGCGCTACTTCAGCGATCACGGACGCACCCTCTCTCGATCGCGATCGCCAGGTTCTTTTTCGAGATGTCGCATCCGGTGGCGACCCTGCCGAGCGAAGACGCGGCGAGCAAGAATGAACCCGTACAGCAGAACGGGTCGACGACCCTGTCGCCTGGCTTCGTGGCGTGGCGGATGATCCTGTCGGCCAGCTCGAGCGGCTTCTGCCACTCGTGAAACCTGTCACCCTGCCGGCCGTCCGGGGCGTTGATGTCCTGAACGCTGAACAGCTCGTTCAGACTGTCGCAGTTCAGCGGCGGCGCGTCTTGACCGACGTAGTAGAGGATCGCCTGCCAGTTCAGCTTGTAGCGGTCCGTCGTCGCAGGGCCCATCGTGTTCCGATAGGTCCATACCAGGATCTGGTCCGGCATCCTGACCGAGCAGTAGGCGTGCAGCTCCTCAGGGTAGGCCCCGACGCAGACGTAGGCGCGTCCGGTTGGCTTCACTTTGTCGAGGGCCGCCGGAAGCCACCGCTTCGAAAACTCGCCGATGTCGTCGACATCGGTCGCGTACGGTGGGTCCGTCAGCAGAAGGTCGAAAGGCTTCTGGTCGACAAGCCAGTCGACCGCGTCGGCGACCTTCACCTTCGGAGGGCCACAGTCTCCGCCGCTGGCCGCCTCGCGAACGGCCGCTGCCTTCTGCTCGGCTCGCTCGGCCGCCTGCTTGACCTTCGTCACTGTGGCCGGGCATACGCCGTAGTCGGACGCGATCTGCTCCTGCTTGTCGCCGGCCTCTATCCGGCGGACGATCTCCTCCTTCGCCGGCGTCGTCAGCTTTACGCGGGCGTCTGGCGGCGGAGATTTACCTTCGTCGGACCCGACGTTAGTAAACCACTCCGAAACCGTGTTTCGCGCCACCCCGAGCAGCGCCCCGACCGCCTCCTGCGTCCACCGCCTCGCGTCCGCCTCGCGGAGCCGGCGGGCGATCTCGCGCTGAGTCTTGGCGACCTCTCGCGTCTGGTCGCCTGTGAGGTTGCGCCTCGCCAGGTTTGCCCGGATCGTATATGCCCGCTTTTCGTCGTCGCTGAGTCCTTGAACCTTGACGGTCGGCGCGTCAGGGTCGATCGCATAGCGGTGGTGGCCGTCGAGGATGTTTCCAGCCTCGTCCACAACGATCGGATGGAGCACGCCGTGGATCGCAATGTCGGCCGCCAAGGCCTCGCGCTCCGATGTCTTCAGCGGCGGCAACAGATCCGCGTATGGAGTATTCAGTTTTCCCATCACGCCCTCCCGTACCTCGTCTCCCGGTTGCCCGTCGGCGAGACCGCCTCGCCGACCTCCACCACCAGGCCGCGCCGCTTCAGCTCGTGCATCCGCCGCGCGACCTGTTGTTCGTCCAGCCCGCACCGGGCCGCGATCTCGTCCTTCGTGCCTGGCCCTTCCGCCAGGGCCTCGAGGATCCGCCGTCCGTGCCCGGCCGCGAACGCCCGCGACGCCCGGCCCGCGGCCTGGGAGGTCGGCGGATCCGTTCGGCGGGCGGCCGCGAAGAGCGGCAGCTCGTGGATCGCTTCGAGGGTTGTCATGAGTCGTGCCATCGGTCCGTCCTTGTGTCGGCCCCGTCTCGTGGGGCGGCCGGCCAGGTCACCGGCCGGAGTTGCCACCGGCCCCGGCTGCGGGTGTTTTGAGCGACGGCCCGCGGCGCTCTCCCCGAGGCTGGTGAGGCCCCTTCGGCCGGGAGCGGCCTGGCGAAATCAGTAGCCCTCCCGATCGAGCATCGCGGCCTCCTGGTCCGTCAGGCGATCCACGGCGACGCCGGGCCGCAGCCGCACCGGCGGCAGGGCCCGCCACCGCTCGCGGGCCTCGGCCTCGAGGCGTCGCTCCTCGATGGCCTCGGGCCGCGCCTCGTCGCGGATCTCGGCGTCCACGTCAGCGAGCATGGCCTCCCACCGGCGGCGGGCGGTCTCGCGGTCCTGGTCCTCGTCGAACGGTCGCTCGTCCATGTCGCACCTCAAAACGGGATGTCGTCGTCCGGGATCGACGCCGCCGCGGCGTCGGCCTTTTTGGTGGGCGTCCGCTTCGCGACCGGCTTCGGCGGCTCGGCCGCCGCCTGGGCCACGGAGAACGCGCCGACGTTCACGAACGTCCCGCCGCCGTTCCGAGGCTTGTGGTAGACGCGGGCCCGGACCCGGCGGTCCTTCAGCGTCGCGGCCGTCGCGGCCTTCCAGCCGGCGGCGTCGAGCCCCAGGGCGGCGGCGAGCTGCCCGACGATCCGGCCGGCCCAGTCCTTGCCCTTCGGAAGATCGGCAAAGACCAGGCCGTAGCGGCGGTCGTCGTGGGCCAGGTCGACGCGGAGCCGCCGGTCGTCCTCGACCATGCCGACGATCCGGAACTCGTGCTCCCCCTCGGGGACCTCCTCGCGTTCCACCGGCGCGGCCACCGGCTCGAAAAACTCGTCCAGAACGAAGTCCATCAGCTCGTCCCCTTCCTGTTGAGCCCCAGCCGATCCGCATACGCTCGGATCGCGGCCAGGTGCTCGGTCGTGTAGTGCTTGTGCCCGTATCGCTTCTCCGCCGCCGGCCCTGCCTTGAGCGCGACCTTCACGTCCCATACCCCGAGGGCCGGGAACTCGGCCCGGACGAACGCCAGGACCTCCGACCAACGGATCCACGTCCGCGGCTCCCGGTCGCCCCGCATCCGCGAGAAGGTCCACCAGTCGCCGCTCATGTCGCTGCTCCCTGCGGCTCGATCACGTCGTGCCGCTTGCCGATGGCGATCCGCAGGGCCTCGACCTGGTCACCGTCCAGCTCGCCCTCGCTCGCGAGCGTGTCGACCCGGTCGCCGATCTTTCCGAGGACCCGGACGTTCTCGGCCGCGGCGATGTAGGCCTCGATCCGCTCGAAGAGCGGCAGGGCCTCGAGGTCCGCGGCCTGGGCGTGGGCCCGGACCGTCGTGTTCGCCGGGGCCGCGGGCTTGACCGCGACCTGCGGCTTCGCCGGCTCGCCGTCCGCCAGCCAGGCGGCCAGCTCGCGGCCGAACCGCTCGTCGGGCTTCTCGATCAGCTTGTCCTGGAACTTGCCGGTCCGGTCCTTGATCACGTTCGCGATGTGCTCGGTCGAGATCTCGACCAGGAGGTCGAACTCGTACTCGACGCCCTTGCCCTGCTCGGGGGCCAGGCCGACCCGCTGCGGGCTCTTCTTGCCGCGGCCGTCGTCGACCGTCGTCCACTCGGTCTTCGACCGCATCGTCGCGAGGACGTGGCCCGGGAAGGTGAGGATCGCCTGGACCAACTTCCGCTGGAGCGGCGTCCCCTCGGACCAGGCCGACCAAGTGTTCCCGCGGTACTTGGCTTTCGCCAACTTCTCGACCTCCTCGAGGAGCGTCTGCCACCCGTGGGAGAGCGAGTCGATCACGAGGACCGAGTAGCCTGCCTCGGCCGCGAGGCGGATCGCGTCGACGTAGCCCTGGATCGTCTGGTCCTCCAGCTCCAGCACGTCGAACGCGAAACGGTCGCTGTACTTCGAGGCCGAGCCGCGCTCGGTGTCGATCACCGCGATCCGGCCCGCGTCGCCGGCCAGGCCGGTCGCGACCCGCAGACTCGTGTACGTCTTCCCGGCCCCGCTCGGCCCGAAGATCGCCGCCCGGAGTTTCGCCGCCGCCTTCGTCGCCTTCTTGAACCCTGCCATCGTCTACCTCCTCGTTCGCGAATCCCGAACCTCGACCCAGCCCGCACGGGCCAGCGTCTTCAGATCACCGGCGGCCGGTCCTTCGACCGCCGGGGTCGTCGTGCATCCATGCCGGCCGGCCTCCAGCCGGCATCCTGGGCCGCGGCATCCGCCCCGGCCTCCGTCCTTGCGTTGCCTCAAGACGGCGAGCCCGCCGACGACGAGGACCGTCGCCGCCGTGGCCTGGACGGCCGCGGCCACGAGGAGCCAGACGCCGATCCACTGGTCCGTCGTCATCGCCAGACCTCCCCCGTGTCGTCCGTCATGTAGGCCCACGCGACCTCCCGGGCCGCCTTCGCCTGGAGGACGACAAGCCGGTTCAGCGGCGGCCCGACTCGGTCGATCTCCTCGAGCAGGGCGTCGAGGGCCCGGAGCGGCCGCCAGGCGCACCGTCCGAGGTGCCAGGCGAGCCGGCCCTGGGCGACGACCGGCAGGATGTTCGCCTGCCGGTGGGTCGACCGGTGCAGGGCGGAGTCGTTTCGAGACGCGGCGCGGGGCATCCATGCCTCCAGTCAGAAGGGGAGCAGCTCGTCGGCCTCGACCTCGACTACGTCGTCGGCGGTCTCGATCAGGATCCGGCCGCGGTGGAACGCGACGACGCGGCCCGACTCGCTATGCCCGGCCGGCCACGAGTCGCGCCGGTAGGAGACCTCCTGGCCTCGCTCCAGCCGCCGGCCGTACTGGTCGACCATCGCGCGGATGGCCGCGTCGGCCTCCGCGTCACCCGGCATCCGTTCTGCGTTGTTGGCGTCCATGCCATAACTCCTTTTCGCCTTTTGAGGTCCCAAAAAAAGACCGGGTCACCCGGCCATCCCTGCGGAGACGATCCGCAGGAACACAATCAGCAGCTCGATCCAGACCGTGGCGTCCATCGCGTACCTCCATGTACCGGACAACTCGACATCCGCCGTGTCATCCATGACGCGACGGGGACTCTAAATGAGTTATCGCCTTTTGGTCAAGGCCACTTGAACCAGAAAAAAGAAGCCGCGGTTTCGCGGGGAAAAGGCCGCTGATAGCAGTGCTACAGGGCGTCCCGGATCTGCTTGGCCTGGTCGATCATGTCCGAGAGCTCGCCCTTCGTGACCCGCCGCGGGATCTGGATCCCGAGGTCCCGGGCGAACGCGATCTGCCGCTCGGTCGGCTTGTCGTTCCGCCAGGCGTTCGGGCGGCGCGGCCAGGTGAAGACGCCCGCCAGGCTGAAGACCCCGGCGAGGGATAGCAGGAGGGTCCGCGTCTTCGGGTCGGTGGTGGCGACGATCGCGAAGACCGCCGCCACGCCCAACAGGATCACCGCCGCGAACAATCGGACGACGTACTTCGCCGCGTCGATCATGACCGCCTCGCGTTAGGCGGCGCGGTTGCCCCTGGGTGGGCGGCCGCCCCGCTTCTTTCTCGTCGCCCTGTTCTCCTTGGCGACTCTCCGGACCTGGTCCAAATCGTAGAACACCACTCGAGGGGATTCCACCTTCGACCAGAGAATCCCCTTCGAGGCGAGGGTCCGGATGTAGGACGGCCCGCAGCCGAACTCCTTGGCCGCCTCCGCGGTGGTGCAGAGTTGCCGGCCCAACCTGTCGACGATCATGGTCATAGCCTCCGATGCTAAATGTCGGCCCCGTCGAGTCAACGCAGGCCGCCGTACTTGCCCCACCGGAGGCGCGGGCCATAGAGTCCCACGTCGCCGGCGAATACACCCGGAAGGGCTCGAACCTTCAACCTTCGGTTCCGTAGACCGATGCTCTACCGGAACCGAAGGGCGGTCGGCTTGGAGCGATTGTGCGGGCGGTTTGACGCGGCGGCCGAGTGAACGGATTCTCTCGTGGTAGGTACTTGCGTCGGGGGGCATAAGGCCCCCGGCGTGGGCCAGAACACGAGTTGCAGTATGTTCCGCAAGTCAGGCCCCGAGACGTTGGGCGCGTACGCTCGCGACTACGGGCTCCTCCGCGACCTCAAGCCGGAGACACTTCGGCAATATCAAATTGCCGCCGACCTCTTCGAGCGGTGGGCCGGCGGGCCCGTCCGCCTGGACGAGCTCGACGAGCGGAGCGTCTCCGAGTGGCTCCGCGACTACGCGGCGAAGGCCGCCCCGAATACGGTCCGCTCGAAGAAGGTCCAGGTCGTCGCCCTATGGAGGGCCGCTGCCGAGGATGGGCTCTGCGATCCGCCGACAAAACGGGTCCGGGCGGTCAAGGTGCCGTGGCGGCCGCCGACCGCCTGGGATCACGACGAGGTCGAGCAGCTCCTCGCCGCCTGCCGTGATCTCAAACGGTGGCACCGGTGCGGCCTGCGTCGGTCGGACTGGTTCGACCTCGCGGTCCGCGTCGCCTGGGACACGGGCCTTCGCTGGGGCGACTTGATCCGCCTGCCGGTCGCGTCGATCCGCCCCGACGGGTCCGGGGCCTGGTGTCAGTCAAAGACCGCGAGGCCGGTCGTGTTCCGCCTGGCCCCGTCGACGATGGCGGCCCTTCGGCGGTCGCTCGAGGTCGCCCCGCGGGACCTCGTCTGCCCGTGGCCGGCCAGCCACGAGACGTTCACCGCCCAGGTCGAGCGGCTCGTGAAACGGGCCGGCATCCGCGAGGGGACCTGGAAGTGGATCCGGCGGGCCAGCTCGACCGACGTGGAGAGCCAGCAGGCCGGGGCCGCGACGGCCCACCTGGGCCACGTCCCGGGCTCCAAGATCGCCGCCCAGTCCTACATCGACCCGGCGATCCTCGGCCGGCAGGCCCCGACGCCGCGCGAGCTGCTCGTGTCCGCTCTACGGCGTGAAGATAGGAAAAAGGCGGGGGGGGGGGCATTCCAAGAGTCTGCCGCCGGATAGCCTGAGACGAACCGGGTGATCACCGCGCCCGGTGCTCGACCTCGTGCTGGCGGAGCAGCTCGCGCGGGACCGTCCGCCGGATCACGTCCGCCGCCTGCGTGACGTGCTCGGCTCGGACGCCCTGGGGCGGCCGGCAACAGGCGGCCACGCCGGCGAGCGTCGCGGCCCGGTGGACGGCGACGGCGGCCAGGTCGTACTCGACCTCCGCGCGGACCGGCTCGCCGCCTACGACATCGAGGACGCGGCCCTGGTCGTGGTAGTTCATGACTTCGACGGCCGTCCCGGTGCCGATCCCGGCGAGCGTCACCAGGGCCGGGGCGTGGGCCGCCAGGCGGCGCTGCCCGCAGACGAAGACGTGGGAGAGCGAGACGCCGGTCGACTCGACGAACTGCCGCATCGTGCGGCCGGTCCCGTGGAGGTCGACGAAGAGCGTCCCCTGGGCCAGCCGTTTGACATACGTCAAGAACGTCGGCGACGGCCGGCGGAGCGTCTCCCGGCTCGCGTGAAACACTTCGACCCTTTCGCCGTAGAGGTGGCGGTAGGCCTCGCCCAGGAGTATCGAGTCCCGGGAGACGAACGCCACCCGCTCGGGCTTCGCCGCCTCGACGTACCCGCGGACGAGGGCGGCCGCCGCCAGGACGAAGGGCACGTTCGCCGCCGCCGCCCCGTCCCACCATCCGGCCTCCCGCGTGCCGGCCGCGTGGGGATTTTGGAGCCGGGCAGCGCGGGCCGCCCCGGCGATCTCCCACAAGCCGGCCGCCTCAAGGTCCCGCTCGCCCTTCGTCCAGGCCCCGCCCTTGTAGTGTCGGGCCTCGACGCCCGCGGCCTTCGCCTGGGCGACATCGCTCCGGGCATTGTCCCCGACGTGGATCTCGATCTCGCGGGCCGCCTTGCTTCTCCAATAGCGGCCGGTCCATTTGCCATCCCACGAGGCGGCGATGTCGAGCCGGCCCGGGAGGCCGATCTTTTGGGCGAGGCCCTGGACCTGGCCGGCCTCGAAGTAGGTGTCGGTCACGATCCGGTTGGTGGGCCCGAACTGGCGGACGTTCTCGACGATCGGGAACCCGCAGGCCCGCTCGGTCCGCTCCTCGAGGTCCCGCAGCTCGTCGACGCGGTCGCGGCTCCAGCCGGTGATCTGGCGGAGCGTCTCGAAGATTCCGGTCCAGGTCTTATCCGACCGCCGCTCGGCCTCCTGGCGGATGGCCCGGTACTCCTCGCCCCCGACCAGGTCGAAGACCCGCCACGGCTCGCCGCAGGTGCGGCCGTGCAGCGTGTCGAAGTAGTCCCAGCTCCTCACCATGTCCTGGCCGCCGCGTTCCGGTTCGTGATGTCGGAGAGCCCGGCCGCCTGGCCGCAGAGCCACGGCCGGACCGCGTAGACGGCGATCCGCCGCTCGCGGTGGAGGACGCCCATCCGGTGGTCGACGTGGTGCCGGCAGTTCCACGCCGGGCTCGGCTCGATCCAGTCCCGGAGCGTCTCCAGGGCCGCCCGGCCGAGGACCCCGTAGGCGTGGGTCCGGTTCACGTTGAGCCCGCGGACGAGATCCTCGCGGCCCGGCAGGGCCTCGGCCTTCGCGAGGTGCTGCCCGCCGAGGTAGAGCTGCCCGGTGTCCTCGGGCACCGCCAGGGCCGAGAGCCGCGCGGCGAAGTCCGGGACGAACGTCACGTCGTCCTCGAGGACCAGGAGCCGCTCGACGCCCGTGGCGATCGCCCACGAGAGAACCGAGTGGTGGGACCGGGCGCAGCCCCACGCCCCCGGCGTCGCCTTCCAGCCGGTCGGCGGCGGCTCCGCCTGGCCGTCGACCGCCTGGAAGACCTCGGGCCAGGGCAAGGGCCAGGGCCGCGACAGGCAGTCAAAGAAGCCCTCCAGCCGGTCGGGCCGGCGGGCGAGCGAGATCACGACGACGGCGTCGAACATGACTCCACCTCGGCGAGACAGGCCGCGTAGCCGGCGAGGTCGACGCAGGTGTCGGCGCTCTTCGTGGTCCCGCCGTTCCCCTGGTGCCTCGCGAGCTTGTCGAGGATCATGATCTGGGCCCAGTCCGAGACCGTCAGCGGCTCGCGGAGCTTGTGCCCGAGGATCGCGTTTACCGCCGCGACCGTCTTCGCGAAGTGTTCGCCGGGCGGGCCGTACGTCGAGCGTCGCTGGCGGATCGTCCGCGTCGCGATGTCGAGCAGCTCCTCGGCCTTCGTCGCCGGTGGGTCGCCGTAGCCTGGATGGTTCGGGTCTTTCACGGGATCCTCCTCGGTGAGATGTCGCACCATGCGAACGAGGTGCAGGGCGGTCGAGGCTACGGTCCCGCTTGTGCCAGTCCAGCAGTTACCGCAGCCGACCCGGCGGGCCTGCCGCTCCGCGGCGTCGAGGGCCTCCGCGTCGAGCCAGACGGCGGGCCTCATGACGTGCGGACCTTCCCGGCCGAGATCCGGAAGTTCTCGACATCGAACTCGCCGCCGTCGTGGACCGTGACGATCGCGGCCCCGTGGTTCCACCGGTTGATCCGGGCGTACTCGGGCGTGAGGTCGCAGAGGCAACCCGTCGACCAGGTGAAAATCTCGTTATGCCACATATCGCTCTCCGCGTGGCCGCTCGATCGGTGGGAGTGACCGACGAGGACCGTCGAGAGCGTCCGCAAGAACGCCCCGCGGGCCACGTTCACCGGCGCGGCCAGGCCCTTCGGCAGCTCGTGGCCGTGCAGGACCGGCAGCTTGCCGACCATGACCGGCCGCTGGTCGTCGACGTATTCGATGTCGTGGTCGGCCAGCTTGAGCCAGCCGGGGAGGGACATGATCGGATCGTCCGACAGCTCGGGGGCGTGCTGCCAAATAAAATGCGTGAACCTCGCCTCGTGGTTTCCTTCTTTGAGGACGATCGGGATCCCCGGGAACCTGTCGCGGATCCAGGCGACGAAGTCCCGACAGGCCGATAGCTCGCCTTTAAAGTCCCGCTGCGTCGGGTCTTTCATCCACCGCGAGATTGCGTAAAAGTCGCATATGTCGCCGTTCAGAAGCAGGGCCGAGAGCCCCGCGTCCTCGAGGTGGGCGACCGCGGCGGCCACGGCCACGTCCGAGTGGTAGGGGACGTGAACGTCCGACAGGATCCCGACGCGGCCGGTCACGTTCATCGTGTACGGCACCCACGGCTCGGCGATCGACGCGGGCATCTGCCGGACCTCGCCGGCCTGGCGGGGCGGCCGCGGGTGCTTGGCGGACTTCCGGCGATCGTTGCCCATCACGCCGAGGATGTTCCGGATCCGGTTCCGGGCCTGCTCGATCGTGATCGCCCGGTTTGACTGCTCGACGAGCATCCGAGCCAGGCCGCGGGCTGAGTGGTCAGGGAACCTGGCGACCAGGCGGCGGGCCTTGGCGGTGATCGGGTCGGCGGGCATCCTTGCCTCCGGTGGTGGGTTATCGTGAGGCTACGGCGGGCCGCGCCTGAATCAACCGATCCCGATCCGCCGACCGATGCGGTTCAAGGCCTCGGCCCGGCGCTTGCAGCAGCAGTCCTTGACCCCGAGGGCCGCGCTCACCCGCTCGGGCGTCACGCCGACGGCCGCCAGGCCGGCGGAGACCATGTCGCCCAGGCCGCGACGCAGGTCGCAAAAGCAGACGATCTCTCCGGCCTTGACGGTCTGGGCGTGTCGGGAGAACCGCGAGACTCCGCCGCAGTTCGGGCACGTCTTTTGATCGTGCTGCTCCATTAGGTCACCGTGATCGAGGCGGTGGCCGTAATTTCTAATTCAGGCCAATCGAACTCTATCTCGGTGTCCTTTGGAACGCAGACGCCGTCGACCATCCTGGACTCCAGTGGTGCCAGGTCAAACCCGATGCCGATAGCCGCACCTTGAGATGTGGCCGGGTTTAGGTTTGGTGGACTGTAGAGCGTGCAGTTGTAGGTCATGCCGTTTCCAAAACTATCGAACGTATAGAACCGCACCCACAAAACCCATTCGCAGTTTTGGCAAAACAGCTCCATGACGATGGAGCAGGTGACGCCGTTTACCGTCACATCCTCCCACGCCCCGAACCAGGTCGCTCCTATCGCTCCGTAGACGAGGTCAGCGGTCGCGGTATAGGCCCCCTGCGGACACTGGCAGTTCTGTTGCGGGAACGGAGCAGGCGGGCAGGCCACCCCGGCCGGCAGGTTGAACGTCGCCGTCGCCGTGACGGTCTTACCGGATGCGACAAGGGCGGCCATGTCGCAGTCGCATTGCTCGCAGCAGGCGTCGGCCGTCGCCAGTTTGCCGGCCCGAAGAAGCGGTTTCCCGTTTACGAGTCGGATCTCGGTCACGAAGAGCCCTCCGGGCACGTCGTCGTGTCGATCCACTTCAGACATCCGGCCTCGTGGCCGAGGACCTGCGTCTTCGCCGCGTCGTACCCGAGGACCGTCGTCAGGTCCTCGCCGCCGATGGCCGGGCTTTTGCAGCTACTGCCGTCGTCAGGGTCGCCGGCCTCGACCAGATACCAGCGGCCGTTCGCGGCCTTGGCGATCACGACGAAGACGCCTGAGTCCACGTCGTAGAACACGTTCGAGGCGGTAATGGTCTCGGCCGGACTGCTCTCTTCCGGGGCGGTCGCGGTGCCGGCCTCCCAAACCTCGAGCTCGGACTCCGTATCCTTCGCCCACTTCTCGGTTGTCTTGCAGAGCCGGACCTCGCCGCCGTCGTCGTACGCGGTCCGCAGCGGTAGCGGCGGGATGTCCCGGTTTCCGCCCTCGACCTTCCGAACGACCTCGGCGATCCGCCTGGCCGACTCGACGGAGATCAGGGCCCCGCGGTCCGAGTTGTCGAGGCGGCGTCCCACGTCAGGCCCCCGGGGTGAACACGTTGCCGAACGGCGTCGAGAAGTCCCGCTCTTCGTACACGAAGAACTCCAGGGCGTCCGGCGGCTGGCCGGCGTCCTTGGCGATCCCGTTGTTCAGGGCGACCGGCTGGCGGACGCCCTTCCCGTCTTGCCCCTTTATCTGGGCCCGCTTCGTGCCGGAGCTGTTGGGGTCGCCGTTCTCGTCGACGAGCTGGGCGAAACCAATGTCCCAAGGTTTCAGCGTCCACCCGTCGGCCCGGTAGGCGAACTCCCAGGTGACCTCCCAGTAGACGACGGTCGCGCCTTCGAGCGTTTCGATGTTCAGCTTTTTCGAGCAGCCCTGGCACTTCCAGGTGCGAACCGCGCCGCCGTTCCAAATGCCGTTATTGATCGAGTTCGTGTAGTCCCTCGCGAGCTGCATCCACCCATTGTGGTCTGCGTAATATTGCGTCAGCGTCAGACGCTCCTCGGCCCGCTCGGCCTCCAGACCTTCGAGCGGGTCCTTCGCCGAGTTAGTCATGATGTCGCCGTTCTTGTCCTTGTAGATCGGCTCGGCGACGACGGACGACGACCCGCCCCAGACCGAAGGCTTGAACGGCAGCGACCCGGGCTTGCCCGGATCCGGATCCTCCTGCTCGTCCGGGCTGAACTTCTTGTATTTGAACGAGACGACGTACAGGAGACCGCTGTCGTCGGCCGCCTTGATGTCGTACGAGTCCATCACCGCGACCGGATTGTCCGGGTGCGGATCGTAGTAGGCGATCCCGGGCGCGTTCGACACGTCGACGAGCGACTCGGTCGTCGAGTCGGTTCGCACCCAAAACGCCCGCGAATACTCGTCGCCGTCCTTTTTCTTGCCGGACGCCGACCGTTCTTTCGGGATCTCGCGGCTGAATACGATCGCCATCGTTAGCCTCCTGCCCCGGCGGCCAGTTCGACCGTCTCGAGGTCGAGCTCGCCCATGTCTTCGGTATTGTCCGCGATCCTCGCCAGGTTGCGGGCGTTCTGGGCCTCGCGCTGGTCGGCCTGGTCGCCGCGCATGATCCGGAACATCTCCTTGATCCCTTCGGAGCTGTTCGACTCGATCCCCTTGACG